TTTCATTCATCCAAGGAACTGCAACTGTTGAATACCACTGGCCAGTCAAAGTATCAGCAATCTCCATACCAGCTTTAGATGCTCCCCTGGGCAAGCCTTTAGCTACACCAACAGCAACATCTCCAGCACCTTCTATGATATCACCAGCTACATCTACAACATCATCAAAGAATGTTGTTGGATAACCTATTGTAGATTTTGTGCCATCCCAGGACTGCTCATATTCCTGATCACCTGATCTAATATTATTAGATTTTTCTATTTCGGCATATAAGTCTATTTCTGACATTACGGCAACCTCGTACTAGATAATATGTTATTCATAGATTGTATACCTGAATTTCTCATAGCTTCGTTTCTATATGTGCCTTTTCTTTGTTTTTTATTTTCGTTATCATTTAAGTATGTAAGAAACTGTTTTAGCCTTTCAAAGTTAGCTCTTGTGTAAACACCAGGCTGTATACCTTTATTTGGATAATCTTTTACAAACATATCAATAGCACTCTTTGCAGAGTTAAGTTTGCCATTATAAACTTCTACTTGTATTGCTTCTTTTTCATTTGCCATCACTGCCCTTGCAACGGCAACAGCATCAAAGTTTTTGCCTTCTTTCTGTGCCTTTAACAATGCTTCCTGAACTCTACCTTTAATTCTTCTGTATACTTGTTGCTTTTCAAACATAGGATCTTTTTCACCTATGATATCTGCTTCAGGATTAAAACCTAACTCACCAGCTACAATTGTCATTGCATCAACAAACTCAGCATCTTCACTTTGTGCAATACCATTAGCTATTTTTGTGTAATCTTCTACAGTAAGCTTATCAGACTTATCTTTGAGATCGCCAAAACTCAATTGATCGTTTGCAAGTTTTTTTTCTAGATCACCTAAAACTGATGCATCACTAACAGTTCTAAAACCACCAGCATTATCAAATTTAATTTTGAAATCAGCATATGATTTTGGATCAAGAGTTTCTAATTCATTAAGTTCAGACTGATAGTCACTGCTACCATCACCTAGTTTTTTTGTTAGTGATACAGTCAAGTTAGCTATTTTACCTTGTGCTTCTTTTTCTTTTCTGTCTTGTACTGTATTAAGAAAACTTATCTGTGCAGTTTTTTGTTCTCTAAGAGCTTTTGCAACACCTAGCTTTTCATCCTGGCTCATGCCACTGAGAATAGCATCAATTTTTGTATTACCAGTTTTTTCTAAGTTAGCAATTTTTTGTGCAAATGTTGCTGAGTTTTTTGTTTCCAAAGCAATTTTTATGACACCATTTGTTCTAGTCTCTAACCATTTACTATCCCAATCATTAAGTGATGATTCTATCATTGTCTTGGTGTATTTACTTTTTGTAGCCTTGAAAATAAAATCTCTTTTTTTACTCAAACCAAAACCAGGATTTTTTACAAAATTATTTTTATCTCCATAAATTTTATTTGCCAAAGCATTCTCGTCACCTTCAAAATTTAGGACTGCATCTAATTCAATTTCTAAATTATTGAGATCCATGTTTAGTGCTAATGCACCTCTTGTCTGTAAGGTATCAATGGCCTTGGCTGTGTGTATTTTTGAGTATGAACTATAATGACCAGCAGAAGCAGTACCTAGTTCTGCATATAATTTTTTTGCTAGTATCGGTGATGCAGTATTAGCAATCTTTATGTATTCATTCGATATTGCTTTTAGATCATTACTAACATCCTCAAGAGAAGTATCTCTAAGAGTAGCTGTGGTGATGATGTCAGCCATTTGTGTTTTAGCATTTAGAGCTAGTTCTGTTCCTAAACTTTCTAAGGCAATCTTTTTTGCCGATCTTCCAAAAACTGTATTCTCATCAAACTGAGCAGTAACATCTGTTCCGGTTACTGAACTTTCTTTAATTTGTTCTATCGTAATAGGATTTTCTGCACCATACTCAGCACCTTCAATCTCAGCTTGCCTGACTGCCCTCTTCATAAAGAAGTCACCCATCTTGTTGAGTTCTCTTGTAAGTATACTAGTTGTTTGTGATGCTTCCCTTGCACCAATGCCTGATGGTCCACGAATACTGGATAATCCTAGTCTTGATGTTAATGATGGATATCTTGTTCTAGCCAACTGTTCCATACCTCGCTTGATAATAACCTGGGCTTTGTCCTAAACTTGCTGTTCTTGTTGTTGATGCTGGTGGACCACCTACACCTGATAAAGTTGTAAATCCTTGTGCAATAGAACCTAAAGCAGTTATGTATCCTTGTTTTTGTGCTTGCCTTCCAGCAAAACGTAAATCTTGAGCCTGAGCATTTGCAGAACTTAGAGCCAAACTTGCATTGTCTCTAGCTGTAAAAAAGTCTGTTGTACCAGGTCTGATAACATTGAAAGTTGCAATATCTACTGGTGTACCAATATTTGGCTCTAGACCACCAGCCCTAGCAGATGCATTTACAGAAGCCAAAGCTCGCCTTGTATTCTCCAAAGCTTTTATCCCTTGTTCTTTAGCCTTTACTGCTTCAATACGGCCCTCAAGCTCTTTATATCGTGCCTGAGAGTAATATGCCTTTTTAGCATCTTGTCCTTGCTTGATAGCCATTACAGCAGTCACTGCTGATATTCCAGTTGAAACTAATGTTGCTGTAGATGCTGATGCCACTAAAGGAACTAAAAATGCCATGTTACTGTCCAGTGCTTAGTTTGTACTCTACTCCTAACACAGTTGCGAATAGAGGTTGTGTTTGTGTAAATGTCAATTGTGCTGTGTCACTGTATCCTAATAAAGGTGCTACTCTTTTTCTTCCGGTAAAAGTTGTAGGAACAGAACCCATTGTGTAAGGCAATGTTTCTAATGGAACTTCAAAGCCGTTGATTGCAATATTTTGTGTACGATCTAAAACTGGGGAAGCTTCTAATATTCTTCTTTTTCTAGAAACAACTACACCGGATGATAACTTTGGTTCTGCTGGAAGTGTCTTAACTTCAACAGTGTAAGGAAGCCCAACCTCAACAAATGAAGATGGTGCTTCATCTATAGTTATAGCTCCACTCGATACAGTCTTGTCAGTCAAAACAAAGTTATCTCTTACTACATCAACAGTCTTAGCTTCTAAGTGAGATAGGTTGGAGCAAGTTGTATTACTTGGTAAAGATTGATCAGGGCTGGTTGCCCCTGAAAAGTATTGTATATTTGCATCTGTTGTTCTTTGATCATCAAACATCTCAACATATCTTTTTGTAGCACTATTAATTGTTCTTTCTGTAACAACATAGATATCTGTGATATCAACAGCTACATCAAGAAACTTACCATCGGTTACAAACTCTGAAGGAGCTACAACATTCTGTGATCTAAGAATTGAGAATGCACCCATTGTGCCATCAGTATCATTTGTTATTAATAATAAATCTCCATCATCTGTAGATGTTGCAACTCTCAAAGCCATTGATCTAGGAGACTTCAATAAGTGTGATGATAGTAATGAAATATTATTTGCCTGATAGTTTAGATCAACATCACTAAATAAAAACTCTCTTAGGGCTTTGCCTTCTCTTTGAATAAATAATGTACCACCCTCAGCCGACACTGGCTTGATGCCTTCTTTTGATCCTCTTCTAGTTGCATTCTTAATAACAAGATTGCTTGGAGTTATAGGATCAAGATCAGCCTGGGGAACAAAGAACTCTGCATCAGTTGTAAATATTTGTAGGTCTCTTCCTGATCTCATGGCTGTTATAGCATTCACACTGTCAGTAGCTATGGTCACAAACAAAGCATCATCATCTAAAGCTTCATGTGCTTTGAATTTGAAAAAGTCACCTATCTTCGAGCCAAACAAACTATTAGGCAAAGATTTACTACCACCAAAAAATAATCTTCCCTCATGGAATGTACAAGTTCTTGGAAACCCTCTAGTGCTTGAAAAAACATCTTCATAACCAGTTTCTAACTCCCAAGCTCCTGATGCTATAGCTACATCTTTTTCAAAGAAAGGAAACTCAGTTACTACTTTTACTTCTGTTGATGATGGCTGTTCGACTATCCTTGCCCTACCAAAACCATTTAAAACATTTATATATTGATCAACATGACTTCCATTAAAGACGGCAGAAGAAGCTGTTATGTTTACTGTGCCATCGACAGCATCAGGAGTTATTGTAGCAGAAGGATTACTAGTAGATAATGTAAAAGCATGTTTTGGAGATGTCAGGGATATTGTTGAGAATGTCCAGGTAGAATTGCTACCACCTCTAACTATTGATTTAGGAGACATATCTTCATGGACCAGGATCAAAGTATCTGCACTTTGAGTAAAGTACATACGATCAAGATCAATATCACCCAAGGCACAAACAAGATAATCATTACCTGAACCATTAATGTTGGTTATCTGTTGACCATTTGCAAAGACAAACATCCTGGTGTTGCTAGTTGTGTTTTTTACAAAGACCAGCATATAAGATTGTGTTGTTGAAAATTCAAAAGGAATTAATCTAATACCATCTAAGGTTGTAAATGATCCACCTAGGTGAGATGATATATCTAACATAAATCTTAAACCAGGCCTTCTTTCAAAACCACCCTGGGGCAATACAACTACGTTTTGTGCTTTCTCCAAAGCTGATGCATATTGCTGTATATCTATTCTTCCTAGCAAGAGAGGATCAATTTCACCAACTGTGAAATTTGATTGGTACTGGGTAACCCTTGCCATTATCTTACCTCAGTCAGTAAGTAATCAGCTATAACTGTTTTTGATTGACCAGCCCCATCTATATTTATTGCTTGTCTAAAATATCCACCCCTCATATTCTCAGAAGGTGTTCCCAAAGCTACAGTTTTCCAATAATCACTTTTTGTTGTTTGATCTGTGACTGGCTCGGCTAAATGCCAGGCCATTTGGTAAACAAGCAATTGTGTAAAGTATGCTGGCATATCTGCTTCAGATACTAGCTTTTGATAATCTAAAACTATTGTTGTTTCATTTGTAAATAACTGATCTCCCTGGATTTCATACTCAGTTATCTTTGGTAATGTGCCAGTAGATGTTGAAGCATATACGGCCCTTGGAACACCATTAAACATATCTGATGGCAGTTGGTAAGCATACAAGTAAACATTCGTAGGTGTTGTTGTAAGCTGGCCTAACTGCTGTTTTGTTAGTGTGAAGGACCAGGGATACATTCCCAGGGATTGTGCTTTTACACGAGGATACAGCACTGAGCAGACTGAGCTAGGGGCTGTGCCGTCTGCAAACGAAGTGATTTGATTTGCTCCAAGTAGAAGGAGAGCTTGAGAACAAATGCTTACATCAGTATCGCCTTCAGCCATATCCTCGCCTTTTAGTTTTTAGTCACTATCTGTCTGAGCAATAGTTGTTCCATCAGAGATATCAACAACACCTGAAGCATTTGAAACTACAGTATGAATTGATGATGCTAATGTACCACCAGTACTTGTTACAGATATAATGACATCACCCACAGCCACATCATCTGATACATCATTGAAGTATCCTGAAGCATCGATAGTACCGACAGCATCAGTGGTTGTGTAAGTGAATAGTTGAGGGGCAACACTTTTTTTGGATTGCCCACCGATTGGATTCCATCCAGTTCTACTAAATGCCATATTAACTCTCCCTACAAGTAATATCAACTAGACCATTCGCATCAATCACGATTGCTCCGGCTGAATACATTGCTGTTACTAAGAAAGAAGTTTTCTCAGGAATGTAGTTGACCTCTGTTTTTGGTGGGATACCAACAGCACAACCAATAGCATCTCTATGGAATGCTAAACAAGTTCTGTCATTAGACCCATCTTTTGGAAGTCCACCTTCATCACGATCACCAATCATGTGGATTTGGAAACCCATAAATGAATTTACCTCACCTCTGACTAATGCCTGGACCTGAGCAAAGTCTGCTGAAATTGCTCTTTCATCGCCAAGCAATGATGCTAGTGAATTGGCATGGATAATCATATGACGATCTGTAGGTGGTACTGATTTAGCATCCATTCCTTTTTTCGCTTCGATTATCTTTCCTACATTCAAATCTGATGCAGTTGCAGAACCTGAAGTCACAACAGTGTTAGCCACTGTAGTTCCAGCAGAGCCAGCTATTAATGCATCAATAATGATTTGATCTTCTCTTCTACCTATTGCATTTCCAACTAACTTTGCAAGCTCTTGTCTTTCATCAAAGTTGATTTTTGCCTGGTTGAATATGTCTGAATATTCAGAAGCAACATAATCAGTAAGAGTTGCAGTTACACTTGAAAATGTACCATTTAATGGAACAACATCAGTTGAAGGTGTTCTAACTGAAGCTGAACCTTTAGCCAAGATCGGAAACTTAGCAGTGCTACCTTCCACTCCAGTTCTCATACGAGCAACATTTCTTAGAGTGGCAGAGCCTTGATAAGCTTGATGAACCTCAGCTTCAAACAGCGTTACAAACGCTGGACTTAAAGTTGTAGCCATAAAAGCTTCTCCATAGTTAAATTATTACATCGTTTTGGTTACCGGAAAATCCGACCTCAACTTTTTTTAAAGTATGATCGGCTGACGAGAGTTATCGATCTAACTTGAAGATACACCAAGATATAGTAGTTTGTAAAGTCTTGAATACATTAAGTGCCATAGGCTTGTTCAAAAGCTTTTTCAACTTTCTTTCTATAAACCGGATCAGTTTGATATTTAGGATCAGCTACCATTGCCTGGAGTTCTGCTTTATCAGGCATATCACCTTCAATAGAAACTGTCGGTATCTCTTGCTTGCCGTTAATCAAACCTCTAATTTTTTGCATTACTCTTTGACCTTCGGCAGTACCACCAAGAACTTCAAGCTCTGCATAATCATCTTTGGTAAAGACACCATCAGCAACAAGTTTTTTGCTCCAGTTTATATTTGATTGAATTATCTCCTGAGCATTGACACCAAGTTTTTCTCTTTCTCTTGAAATATCAATCTCTTCTTCTTGCTGAACACCACCAGTGATTTCAATAACTTTATTTATCAAACCAGTAATAGATTTATTTGAAAGTTGTTTTTCTTTGCCAAACTCAAGAACGGCCTGGATAACTGCATCATCAGGATCGACTTGAACTTCAGACAAATCATATTGATCAGGTGCAGTCTCGCCTAGTTTCTTCTCCAGGTGATTAATGCTTTTAGCCATGTTCTCAATGTTTGGACCATCCTTTTCATCCCAAAATTTTTCCGGAAACCATTCAGGTCTTTCGTAGATTTCGCCTTCTCCAAGCTCCTCTTCTGCTCCAGCTTCTTCATTTTGGATGTGAGAGATTCCTTCTTCTTCGGCATTTTTCTCCTCGCTTTCTATGTTTTGTGCTTCGTCTGCCATAAGGCCAGCAGATTGCTGTTGTTCTTGCACTACATCTTTTTCATCATTCATTATTGCATCTCCTTATACGTTGAATAATTTCTCTTACAATTGAGTTCTGCCCCTCTCTTGCATAACCATAAGATGGTTCTGTACCAGGTGTCCATGCTGGCTGATCTATTGTTATGGATTGTAAGTGTTGTAAAACCTTTTGCCCTTCCTCACTAGAAAAACATCTATTGTAAATTTTATCAATTTCGCTTGGTTCGTTTTTGTAAACGACATAATCCTCATCAATACTTTCCCAACCACTATTGCTGTTGAGGTATCGGATCTTCTGTGCCTGGTCCTTGTCCATCCATCATTCCTTCTTGTTGTGCCATTTGTGCCATTTGTTGTGCTTGCTGTATCAAAGCTTGTCTTTCCTCAGGTGTTGTCCTGAGACTAGCTGGGATACCAAGATTATCAGCTATAAAATCCATAGCCTTATCTTGATTTAAAAACAATTGACCTTGTGGTCCTAGCCCCTGAAGTATTTTCATATAGTTCAATACTTCGTTTACCTTCTCCATGTTTTGGGCCATAGCAAGTGGTGCAGTAGGACTGATCTTTACTTGCAAGCCGTTAACCTTCAAAGGTAATTCTATCATGCCTAGTTCATTCATAAGTTCTAAGGTTCTTCTAACTATTGGATACATAGTTTCAGAAATAAGCCTTCCGAATGCTGATCCTAGGTTTTGAGATAACTGTTTCATTCTTTCTTGAATCTCAGTAGCCGATCTAGCTGACATGTTGTCAGGTGGCAAACTTTCATCAAGCATGATTGTTTTTATTGATGCTATGAGATCATTACTTGTGAATTGTGTAAGTTGTGGATCGCCTGATCTTGGTAAAGGTTTCAAGCTTTCGCCTTGTGGCCCACCATTTCTTGCTACTGGTATGATAGCACCTGGTACAATACGAACTGTATTTGGATTAAGAACACCATCATCACTAGCAGTAAATACACCACCGATAGATAAACTTGCATTTTTCAAACCTAAATTTTTTGTTGTATTCAAACTTTTTATATCAGGCAGTGCCAACAGCACCGGACCTCTTCCATATCTTTCACCAGCCGTTTTACTGTATCTTGATATAACCCAGGGAAAGCTTTTGAGTTCCCTATAAACAAGTTCTTCTTGTCCAGCATAATCAATAATCTGATAATGTATGTTGCCAGTTATCTTATCAAAGTATGTGCCTTCAATCATTTCTACTTCTTCAGTAGGATTTTGCTCATACCTTTTTGCCATGTTTGGTGGTATCTTGATATCAGGAAACTCCTGGTCTAAAACCTCATATGGCCTTTTCATTTTTCTATAAACTTTTTCTACACTGCCATTTGGGCCTTCATCATACGATATAAGAAAAGTAGGTATGCAAGTGTACCTGATTGGCTCTACTTCATCTCCAGGCTGGATCAACATAACGGCTGTTCCTATAGCAAGCTCTTGCAGAAACTCACCGATAGCAAGATCAAACTTAGATTGTCTCATCACTGAAAACATTTGATCAGCATATTTATCTAAAATTTGCTGTACTTCTATAGATCTTTCTTCAGGAATTTGTTCTCCAGGTTGCAATCGACACCAAGCTTGCTGGGGAGGAAATAGCCCTGATTGGATTCTATTAGCGAACTTTTGTGTCGACTGCATAGCAGTGGAATCAAATACCTTGGACATCTTGTTTTGTCCTGGAACTGAACCCTCATAATACCCATCATATAAATTTTTGTTTGGAAGAGCATATCTGTAAGCATCTTCGTATATTGCTCGCCAGTGTGCTTTCTGTCTTTCTGCTTGATCAAATCTTTTCTTTAAGTCTTTTGGATTTAATTTTGTCATGTTTTTTTATGCCTATTCGCAAAGTTCCTAGCACTTTCTTTTGATCTAAACCCCCAAGCTTTCAAAGCCAGTGCTAGTCTAGTTGGCCTTCCTTTTTCATCTTTTTCAGGACCTTTCATACCAGCAAACCTGGAAGCAAATGATACTCTTCTAGGGCTTGTGCCAGTTTTTATTGGTCTCTTTAAATTAGCTCCTTCAGTTTTTTTAAAATGCTTTCTACCAGCTTCATTCAATCCACCTTTTGGATTTTGAAATTTTTTAGCTACCATCTGTTTTTACTTTGCAAGCTGGGCATTGAAACTTTAACTCTTTTTCTTTTTTTATTTTAGCCATAGCAATCTTGCAGATTGGGCATATAGGTAAACCCTTCTCAAACTTTTTAGGATTGCGAGGGTATGATCTCATGCTCTTGGATTTCTACCTGGTCCTAAAGTTCTTTGTACTGGATCAACTCCAGTAGCATCGCCTGACATAAGCATTCTGTTTCTTTTGCTTCTTGAGATTTGCCTTGAAGCTAGCTTTCTTTTCTCTTCGTTTTCTTTTGCTTCTGCTCTAGCTTCTCTTTGTGCTTGTCTTTCTAACTCATCTTCTGAAGGACCACTTGGGCCACCACCACCACCGAATAAACCACCCATTAGAACAATCTCCCATAAACATAGTAGTCTTTGATATCAGGACCATATCGTTTCAACAATCCTTCTCTATCAAAATAACACATCTCCATCCATTTGATTGCTCTGTTATTTGTCTTACAAACGTATGTTTGCAGTCTGTGAAGATTGAGCTTTTGTGTTGCATAGTCAAAAAATCTTAAACTGCCTTTATGAAAAATCATTTTGCTTGGTTCTAGATCGTGTGTTGGAAGCATCCAGGCTTCAGCTACTCCTTTCCACAATGGATACAATCCCCAAATGACTACTACCTTGGCATTTCTTATTCCGGTAAAAGACAGACCTTCAACTCCATAATCCTGGATATGTGGTCTTCCATAGCCCTCGATAAGGTCTTGTTCAAATGTTCTGAAGTTTGCCATGTGCATATGTCTTGGATGAAATGGCACAACTCTATGTCTCATGCCATCCAGTTTCATAACTTCCATTATTTCTTCTGATGTAAACATATCTCCCCCTATGCAAATACATTGAAATCTGTTTGTGCCACGACTGGCTGGCTAAATGTTTTTGTTCCTCTAGTCATTCTTCTCATCTCGCCACCACCGAGCAAACAATACCCAAGACTATCACCAACATGCGAATGTTCATTTTTATTTGGTTTATCTCTAAATCTTTCTTGACCAGCCCCTACAGCTACCCTGGTAAAGTGATAGCCACCGGACAGTGATTTTCTTAGCCTAAGACATTTTCTGTTTACCAGGAAGCCAGGCTTGCCTTGTATCAGTCTATTCATCGGCATAGCTACTGCTTCTCTTCTAACTTTAAAATCATTTGTTGCTGTAGGCCTTGCCAGTATCCCATTTGTTTTTAAAAACTCAAAAGATGTTTGTTCATAAATACCTTCCCTAGAAGCACCAGCCGGATCACCCCAAACCATAAACTCATTGTTTTTTGGAAACCTGATTGCCATTTCTGATTTCAATAGATTCACAAATCTATCCAGGCCCATATCGAAAGTTACAATCTCATGTAAGACATGCCATGCACCATTAGGCATTTTTTGTGCAAAGACAGCCGAAGGTGTCAGACCAAAGTCCAGCCCTACTTGTACTGGTATATTCTCATCGACCTCTAGATCAGCAGACATTGTGCTATCATCATACTCAGGCCAAACTGGTTTTCCTTCCTGGACATAGGTATACTTGCCTTCTGCATAACATCTAACCCAATCTAAATTTTTACCACCGAGTAGCTGGTCATAATATCCATCAGGTAGGTTATGTAAGTTCTCAGCCTTTGGATTTGTTTTAAACCAGCGACCACCAGCCGATATATAACCCTGGGCTTCAGGTATTTCTTTTGGTACATCTTTCAATGGCACTTCTAAAACACCACCTGGTTGCCTATAAAATCTCCAGGCATACTTGCCTTTTGGTTTTTCTTTCTCAGCAACTCTATACATCCAATGGTCATCATCGCATGGATTGCTATCCATCCATATTCCTCGCCAGGTACATCCACCATCAGCCATAGAAGGATATCTTCCTACCCTATGAGACAATCCATCTATAACAGCTTTTGGCAACTCACGAGCTTCATTGACGAATGCCCCAGTCAATTCAAGAGATAACAACTTCCTGGTATCTTTGGGCTGGTCTAATGCTAGGAATATAACTTCACAATCTATGCCTGAAGCATTGCCCCTGGCTGGTAGTTTTAAATGATGTTTGATTGGTGGTGACCAGTGAAGACCACCCCAAATATTTTCAGGAAATAATTCTAACCAGGTTTTTATGGTAGTCGTTTTGAGCATAGGATAACTGTTTCTTACAACAACAAATCTAGAATATCTAACACCATCTCTAGGTGACGGCTTTTGCTGTACTGCCCTTTTGAATACTTCAGCACAACTAGCATATGATTTACCTGAGCCTACTGGTCCAATCAATCCTCTAACAAAGCTATCATCCTTCAAGAACTTCCACATTGTAGGTGAGGTACTA